TCCGTACAAACGTGATGGACAAGCGTCTACGATTTTACCAAGTTCAGCGATAACGTCACCTGCATCTACTGTAGTACCTGCTACCTCTTGTGCAGCTGGTAAAGTAGCATCAAGTGCAAGTTGGCGCATAATACCTGAGAACTCACCTGCAGAAGCATTGTTACCTTCCCAAATAACACCTTCCATATGAGAAGCAACTTTCTCAGCTACGTGAGCAATAAGGAAATCAGCGAAAGATTTAGGAAGAACATCGAATGCTCCGTAACCCATCTCAGCCGCCTGCCAAGTTTGGTGGAAATCCTTTTTACAAAGTTGTAGGTTAACTTGGAACTCTTCAGGATTCAATACTCTTTCAGTAAGAGTTAAAGTTGAAGTAGCGTCAAAATCACAAGTAGCGTTCTTAACGATTCCGTCAGTAGCAACACGTTGGATAACTTGCTTGTACTTAACATTTGGGTGGATAGTTAAACCACCTTGCTCTAAAGTTGGTGCAGACAAAAGTGCTGCAGCAATGTACTTACCTGCGAACTCCCCAGCATAAGTAGTTGTAATTGATGTTGTAGTAGCCATCTTTTTTTTAAATTATTAGTTAATTATTTATTTAATTTTTCAAGGATAGAATCCATTGTAGTTCTTGCTCTTTTAGAAGCAAATTTGAATCCTTCAACTTTATTTACATTCTCAGGGTTGAAAGTGATAGGAGATACTTCCTCTAATTCAACCTTATTTTCTTTAGTAGTTTCTTCAGTAGCAACTTCTGTAGTAGGCTCAACTTTTGAAAACATTTCTAACTTAGCTTTCAACTCTTCGTTTTCAATTTTAAGTGCTTCCATTTCTGAGAAGAACGTTTCTTTAACGATAGATTCAACCGTCTTTTTAATGTCTTTAGGTGCTGCGGCTTCTGCCTCAACTTCTACTTCTGTTTCTGCTTCTGGCTCTTCCATCGGCATTTCCTCTTCAGCAACTGCATCTTTAATTTCAGCGATAATACCTTCTTCGATTACTACCAACATTTTAGAATCTTCCAATTCATACTCTCCTACAGGCAAAGCTATTTTTTGGTCTTCAGCAACTATAAATATTTCTGCTCCTGCTTCAAACACTTCAGCTTCTAATACTGTAACTCCGTCTGAAAGTTTCATAGTAGCCAATTTAACTTCCATCCCGAGAAGTTCTTTAATTTGATTGATTACGTTCTTTTTCATATTTAACATTTATAACTTAATAACTTTCGTGTTTTTATTTTGTTGTATTTTTTAATTAATCTGTCTTTCCGTGTTCGTGTTTACAACGTTACTTACGACTTGATTTACCGTACTACCAACTCCTTGATTTTGCAACTCTCCTGTGCAGCATTTTGAGTTATAAGTACCATCGTCACAAAGGCATCCTCTTTTCCCGCCTTTAGGACTTGTCTTACTTAGTGTTTTTTGTTTTGCCATCTTATTTGTTTTTGATTTGTTCTAATTTACGTTGCGCCCATTCTACTCCTTCATCACCACCCCACGCTAACCACATTAATCTACCGCATCCATCACCTAACTCCTTGTCAGAGTTTTGTCTGTGTCTTTCAAATGCTGCCATACGTGATATCGTTTCCTCTGAAATGGGTTCGTTATTAGAAAGCTGACCAGCACGAATTTTTCCTACGGCAGTGCCACAAGAACCCCATCCGTTCTCTTCTGCATATCGAACTGCTATCTTTGCGTTTTCAACTGCTGCTTTTGGGTAGTCTGTATATGAGCGAAGTTCTTGTCTTTCTGCATCTACAATTATTCTTTTAATTGCTTCGAGTAATACTTCATCTTCATTTTGTGGCTCATTCGATTCCTCGTTAAGGCTCATTTCGTATTTATCTGCAAAGTAGCCTTCTATAGAAAATCCTTTTACTTTACCTTCTTTTACGTCTTTCCATACCTCATCGTTATTTACCTTCATAGAAATCATCCAAGTTCCTACAGGTAGACTGAATCCGTATTTTGCAGACTTGTCTTTTTTCTCATCTTCGATAATCCACGATTCTACCACACTCATTCCACTTAATTTTTTATCGTGTTCGTATGTAGCGTTATTTTGATTTGCTCTCATTAAGAATAACTCAGATGCTTTTCTAACCGTCTCCTTACTGAAATAGATGTGATACTCTTCGTTCTTGTCGTTACGTCTGTAGATTTGTTTATTAGGCACTAAAGCAGCACCCATTAAGATACGCTTCTCAGTATCTATTTCTTTCAACTCTACTTCGTGTTTATGTAACGCAATAAAATTCTCTTCTATTGCAGGAGAACTAACTACAGAAACGGCATCTATTCCGCTCATCTCATCGTTCTCGTCTATCACTAATTCTATTATCTTATTCATATCCTAATAACTTTATAATTAACCAAACGTTGCGTTATTCACTCTATTCCTATCTAAAGACTGAGCAGTCGTAACATCTCCACTTACTACATAGGCTTGTATTAATCCTTCTCCTAATCCTGCTAATGGATTCGTAGCTTGTGCATTTCCTACTAAGTTAAAGTTAGGAGTGATAACAGTACCGCCGCCGCCGCCGCCTCCACCTCCGCCACCACCACTTGGTGCTGCTGAAGCACTAATAGAACCGCTACCTTCAAACTTTTGTGATGCTATTTTAGCTACGTTTCCTAATCCTGCTGCTACGGCTATACCTGCTGCGATAGCACCTCTAATAGGCGATGTAGGGTCAGGCAATGGCAAGAACTGAGATTGATACGCACTAACTGCACTCTGATAAGTTGTTATTACTGCTGCCGCTATACTTGCCGCCTTTTGTATCTCAAATGCTCTCTTAGCTTGTTTCTCTCCTTTCTTAGCAAAGACTTCGGATAAGTCAGAGATTAATGTTAAACCTTGTAAAACTGCTGCGTATTTTAATTCTTGAAGTTTTGCTATTCCTTCTTGCTCTCTTGCCCACGCTTCCTCTTGTCTTATTTCATCTGCTTGTTCTGCTGCTAATCGTTCTGCTCGTAAAGCATCTTCCATAGCCTTCTCTTCTTCTGCGGCTTTTGCTGCTGCATCTAACTTTCTTTGGTAGGCTTGTTCTTGTCTAATTTCATCAAGTTCAATCTGCTCTAAATCAAATTTAGCTTTTTCTTCAGCAAGTTCTTTTAGCTTATCATTCTTTTCTTTTTCGTCTGCTACTCGTTTATCATTTGCTTCTTTTTGTGCTTGTCTACGAGCATCCGCTGCTTGTTTATCTATAGCTTGTATTTCTAATTTAAATCCTGCCTGTTGATTCTTTAATTCTGCTAAAGCCTTCTTAGATTCTGCAATAGCCTTCATTCCTTCTTCTTCTACTTCTTTAGGGTCAAAGATTAATGAAGCAGTCCAATCCATTACTTGGTCTTGCAAGTTCCAATCCTTACCTAAAAATGCGCCTATCTCGTCTACGGTTTTTAATAGTAGGTTTATAGGTGCTAAAATAAATTGAAGTATTCCTTTAAGTATCTCTTTGTTTCGCTGCTCGGCTTGAATCTGTGCCTTTAAAGTTTGCTCCTGATTCTTAATGGATATTTCATAAGCCTTTATAGCTTCATCTGTTTGCTTTACTTTAAGCTGAAGTATTTGCTTTTCGGTAAGTCCTTGTAGCTTTAAGATATTGTCTTGAGAATCTAAACTCTCTAATTTTTCTTTCTGTAGGTCTACGTCTTTTTGTGATTTAACATTTAACGCTTCCTGCTCTGCGCTAACTCCACTAATAGCGCTTTTAATATCATCCCAATAAGCTACTAAAGTACCTACCGCAATAACTAATAAACCGATACCTGTAGCTGCGATTCCTGTACGGATTCCTTTTAACGCATCCGCTGCTACTGCTCCTAATTGCTTAAAGCTATCTTTAGCTTCCAACAATCCTTGAACACCTTGAGATAGTGCCATAGCAGATTGAACCTTCAATAAGGTCTTTTGTAAGTCTTCAGATTCTACACCTACTAAACCTAAAGCACCTTCAAAGGCTTGGAACCCATTTAACGCGCCACCGATAGAAGCAGATAACGCATTGAATTTTCCATCTGGGTTGAATGAATCTGTTAACGCTTTAGCATCTCCAATAGCATCTTTTAATTCTGCTGCTTTCTTGGCTGCATTTACCGCTTCCTGTGATGTTGCACCAAACTTTGCAGCAAGGTCATTAACTTCATTCTGTGCTGCTCTTAGTTGCGATTTAAGACTTCCTAACGAGTCACTCTTAACCTCTAATTCTATTACTTTCTTTTCAGCCATTACTTACGTCTTTTACTCTTTAACTCTCTTTTGCCTTGTTTGTATGCTTCACGTACGCTTGTAGGTATTTTATACTTACCTTTTGCTATGTCAATTAACTCCGTCTTTCCGTAGAAATCGTCTATCTTAAGCAGTTCTAAAATATTCTTAATCATACTTCTTGTGTTAGTGTTAGGATGTCTACCTCTGTGCTTCCATCCTCGTTTGTATAAGTTAATTCTATATCGTAAACGTTAGTGTTTCCTTCTTCTCCTCTTAGGTATTGGTTAAACTCCGTTATTAAATCGTCTGAGTTTTCTGCTATAATCGTATAACTTGGAGTTACTACAGGATAAGTAAATACGATATCCGTGTCTGTAGTAATTGTAGCAGCACTTGCCGTTACACCTGTAGTTCCCATATCTAAAGCAACCTCAGTTACTCCCGTAGGTAGCAATACACCCACCGTTACAGTTAATACTCCCTTTCCTGTCTTAGGGGCATTTAATGCCTTTATAGAACGAAAATCATTTAACAAAACTAAATCCACATCTCCTGTGGTTGTTTCCGTTTTTATCTCGTTTATGATATACCTTTTGTCCCTAATTAATATCCTATCGTTCATCTTTAGGCTTGTAAGAATAGGAGTAGGAAATAATCCTTTACAACTTACTAACCTTTGTTTCTTAGAGTATAAATTAGCTAAGTAGTTATAGTAATATACTTTGAATATATTTCTTTCAATAGGCTCTAAAAAGAATGTGCTATTATCTTGACCAAAGTTTAACGTATATTTTGAGGAATTATAAATTAAATCCTGCCCAAAAGGCATATAGCTTGTTATATGATTTGTAGACGTTCCATCGTTAAAGTAGAATGATACCGTCTTTTGCTCATTCATATACAATAAAATAGGCTGCGGAATAATAGGTGCTAAAGTTTTGTCTAAAGAGTAACCTACTTGTAAATCCGTTCCTGTAAACTTTTGGTGGCAAAGATTCTCAAAAGGTAATTGTATCACATACTCACCGCCATCGTAATCATATACCTGCTCTAAATCGCCATACTCACGATTATTATTAGCTGCAAATTGTGTGTTTAAAATAGTAGCACTTTTTAAATGCTTAAATCCTATTTTCTTATACAACTTTACACGCTCGTAATCTATGCTATCTATATCGATATGCTTTGTTACGTCTATTATTCTTCCTTTGCTATACCAATCCTCTAAAGGTTCAATCTGAAATATAGTAGGAGATAAACCATAACACGTTAAGTTGAATTGTTTTAATATACCCGCTACGAAATCACTTATCTTCATATCTGGAAAATTTCCAGAAATATCTAAGTCTTTTGTAAATGTGTTTTGAGCAACCGTTACATAAGCATAGTCCCAAAAGTTACCACTTGCATCTGTTAAAGAACCATTAATTAACAAATTCAACTCACACCAATAATCTACAATTACATCACCTTCTGCTCTACCCACAAAAGAAAACTCAGTATCTAAAGAACCATCCCAATCTACAATACCTGTATATTCTGCTGCATTACCAAAAGAACCACTAACGGTAGCTATAAGATTATCGTTTTCGTACACATCAATAAATACATCGCTTGTTGTAACATCTGCTCCACCTACTCCGTAAGCATTTACATAAAACTGAATCTGTTTAAGTGTTCCGGGTACCGTACCTCCTATTGAGTTTTCAGGGTCGTAATTAAACTTTAAAACATTCCTATCTAATATAGCTGCCGTACCTACTCCTGTTGCTTGGCTTACCGCAGTAAAATCCAATGCTTTCCTATCTGAGTAAAAAGCAAACGTATCTTTATTCTTTAGCCATAAGTAACAATTCGTAAACCTCTTGTCATTTAAGAATAATCCTTGAAAATCTATATCGTATTTCGTTTCTATAGCTTCAAATACTTTGCTTATTCTTACCGCAGGAAACAACTCGTAGTAATGCATATGGTGGCTATTCTGGCTTATGTCTTGCGCTCCACCACCGCCATACTGCCAAACCCTACTACTTGAGATTAAAGGATAGCGTATGTCGTAACTTGAAGAACTTGTTATTCGTGTTTGAACTTCTGCCCCGTTGTATTCGTGCGTGTAAGGAGACATATCTAAAGTGTTTAGCTTGTCTTCCCCGAAGTAATCTTGTAACGTTCTTAAATCGCCATAAAACGTAATGCTATAACTTTGTGCTAAACCCTTTTTTACATTCGCCTTTTCGAGTTGTATCTTACCCGTTCTAAACGGAATTAAATCTATCTCTATCCTTGCATCCCTTCTTACTTGATAGTCGTAGCTATTATCTATAGCATTCTCGTAAAAGTGTTTAAATATAGCGTTGTTATGCTCACTTGCAGGTACGGTAAAACTCTGTGATAAATCAGTAAATGTTTTAGAAATATCCTGTACGTTTTGAATGCTCGATGTTATAGAAATCTTTTCGTCATCGAATAACTCTAAACGCTCACCTTCAATATATATCTGTACTTTTCTTTCCATTATACTACGTTGTTAATGATGTCACTTGCATACTGAAATTCTAAAGTATAGTTTATCATTTTCGTGTTTATCTGTTTAAATAACTCCGTGCTTTTCGTATTTAGTTTAACAGGTCTATTGTCTAACAATATTCTTTCACTTGTCATTAACTCACGTAGATTCTCGCTGAAGTCCTCAGATACCCAATCCGTGTTTACCGTAATAGTTTCTGAATAGTTCGTGTTGAAAGTTTTTCTTTGCCCTTCCAATGGAGCGTAATATACAAGGTCGGATTGAAGTAAATTATACTCCGTGTTTTCCACGTTAATATTACTCTTAGATGCCTTAAAGAAGAACTCCCTTTGCCACGCTCCATAACGATTAATAAAGTCGCAGCACACAGGCTCATATCTGCACTCTATCTTTGGTTTAAATGTAGCTTCCCACAACACGTTATTACTTGCATCTAAAATCTGCGTAGTATTCCCGTTATCGTAATATACTGAATTTACTCTAAAGGTTGTAATAACTCCTGCAGTTGGTATAGTTTGTGTAATCGTTGTACCTGTATTTAATTCAATGTGCCTTACTTTATTTCCACCCGAATTATACCAAGTAAAACTACCTGCTCTTTTTAAAGTATCTGTAGCTAAATTCGCAGAAGCATCATACAAATAGTAATACGTCTTTTGGTCTAATAAGTAAACACCTAAATCTGGGTTGTAACCCTCCGTGTATAATCCATATCCATCAAATGCTCTGTGTGTTACAGTATCAATTAAAATAAAACTTGTAGTTAGCTTTTTATATCTCTTTACTTGTACATTACACCACTCAGTAGAAGTTAAAGTTGTATTGTAATTGTTGTAGTTGTTTTGAAATCCTGCGTGACGTATAAACTCTTTGATGTAAGGAGATATATTATATGTCGTTTGTGTAACACTTGGTGCAGGAATTAATTTACTTATGATATAAGTTGGAGATGCAGGTGCTGAACCTGTGCCATTCCATATTCTTAATTCTACTTTTGTTTCTATTTGCCCTGCTTCATCTATCTCTACTATAAATGGAGAACGTGCTGATATATTAGCCATTATTTAGGTTGTTTTATTATGTCGTTAAATAGTTTACTTGCTTCAAGTCCGTATTTATCTATTAACTCGTTTGGTAGGTTTTTGTATGCTGCCTCGAATGGCTTCGTGAAAAATAAACTCGGTTTAATTCCTTTTGAGTATATACTTCTGGTCATTAACCACGCAGTAGATTTGTAACTCATAAACTTACCGCTCTTTCTATCTTTGAATTGGATTCGTCTTTGTGTAACCCACTTCTCCATAGCTGCCGTTAAGCCGCCTTTCTTACCTGTACCGCTTCCAAATCTAAACGGAGATTGTGGTGCTTTACTTGCACTCTTCTTTCCTTTAACTCCTAAGTCCTGATACGCTCCGTACTCTTCCATACTAAAGTACATACCTATGGAATTAGGAAATACTTTTACTTCTCCTTCGATAGAGTTGTATAGCTTCTTACTAACGTTCTTATCCTTGTTGGTAAGGTTACGTTTAGCTTGTGCTATTATATGGTCTTTAAACCTATCTAAAGCCTTTTGTACTTCGTCTTTCTGCATCTTAACAGATACTCATTTCGTTTTTAACCAACACATCGAATGTCATTGTCCACCCTGCTAAAAGATTCTCAAAGCGTTCTGTGAATGGTTCGCAATTAGGAACACCATCTATCTGAAATAAATCCGTGTATAACGTGCCTCGTCTCATTACTTCATATACTCGTTGAAGAACTGCTAACTGAGTATTCAATACATCCTGTTCGTTATCGTTGCCTGTAAATACATCTGTAGTTTCGTCTTTTGATATATCTACAATATCCATTGCAATGATGCTTACATTAAACCTAATCACGTTTTCCTCAAACGATGCCGAGTTAACCATAATGTGAGACAAAGGAAATATAGTCTGTTTAGCTAAGTCAACATTAAAGATGCTCCCCTCTGTAACTGAATTAACAAACGGAGAACTATTTAACTCCGTCTTTAACTTATCTATAATCGTGTAGAATCCTACCATTTTTGTTGTTGCTTTTTAATTTGTCTAATTTCTATTTCCGTCTTTTGCTTCTCAAATGTTAGTAAGGTCAAACACTTAACCAATGGTTCTCTGGTAACTGCGTCAAATCGTGTAATGTCTCCTTTAGCGAGTGCATATATGCTTTGATACCATCCCCATTGTTTTCCAAATTGAGTTTGCTCTGAATAGTCGTTAAGTCCATCCCCTTCATCTCCTTCTCCAAATAGTCCATCAAAGCCGTCAACAATTCGCTTCCTAAAGTCCAAAAAAAAACCGATGCACCAAACACTACATTTAAAGGTGCATACTTCATTACTTCCGAATAGTTAGCAGTTCCGTTGTACTCTTCTATTTCGTATTTTTCTCCTTTACGCTTTGTGATAGGTCTATACATTGCTGCCATAGCTTTATGCATCGTGTCCCAATCTGTAAGATTACGTTCAATATCTATATATTCACCCCAAGATATATTCTCTAAGTCAGGTACAAATCCAAACTCTAAATCTCCTATCTTAAATCTATGTTCAAACTTTTGCTTTCCAGAAAACAATTTATTGAAGTGGCTCACCATATCAGAAATATCAGATGCTTTGATTTTTATAACATCCTTTAGTTCTATGCCGCAAAATAACTCTATCATTTTCTCAGCTACAAATTCCTCATCATTTGAGTTCTCAGCTACCTTTCTGAATTCTTGGTAATGCTTTAATGGAATCTCACTTAGTGATGTTGGTATAAGCAATTCTAACTTCATATTTTTATAACTTTTATTTATCCTTATTGTTATACATAACTGCAATGCTATACGCTTCGTTTAAGAGCATTACATCTCTTCGCATTCTCATTGGGTTGTCAAATACTATTTTTACCCTTACACGCTTTCTATCGTATATGTAGTCCTGTACTATTGCTATCATTTCCTCAACGGATGGCGTATGTCCCATAACTATTGTTTAGTCCTAAAGTTTCCATTTCGTGATACCGTAGCGCATCTATAATGTGGTCGTTGCCACCTGCAGGTTTATTTAATCTCACTCCTGTTCTATCCGTGTCCCAGCAGTAGCTTCTAAGTTCTTTGATTAAATTAGTGCTATCAGACGTTACTAAATACTCTTGGCGTTGCATTACATCTATTCCGTAATTAATCGAGTCCTTGCCCTTTGTAACACCTTTAATCGTTATTCCTTGTCTGCGTATCTCTTCTATACTTTTAGGCTCAGCACTATCAGCATATACCACTACGTTTTTTTGTAGTTCTTTAGCTATGTCAGAGTTAAGCATACCGGTGCGATATACCTTCTCTCTTACTATTCTTTGTCCGTTGTATTGATATATTTCCACTATCGCAGTAGGGTCAACTGAATAACCAAAGTCTAACCCTATGCCAATTAATCGTGCTTCAATCGGAATATTGTCTATTATCTTCCAATTATTAAACACAACTCCTTCTAAGCTACCTACTAAACCAAGTCCGTAAACGTTCCACCAATTTCTCCAATACTCAGAAGTTTTAGCTTTCTCCTTGTTCTTTTCTATTTGGTCTATTATGGATTGGTCTAAGGCTTCGTTATCCTTGTAGGTTAGAATTATGAAGTCGCTATCTGGTTCGTCTTTTAGTTCCGTGTGTACCCAAAACTCATTTGCAGGATTAAAGTCTAAAAATACCTCTCTCTTCGTTCTAATCGATAACTCATTGTAAGCTTCAAAAGTGACATTGTTACACTCGTTAATATATAATATATCCCTACGAGCACCCCGTAACTTAGAACTATCATCAGCCGAAAAGAATTCCATAACGCTGCCATTCGCAAATTCATATCTTAAAAGTGATTTATTAAAGTTTGCATCTACATATCTATTAGTCCACCTCATTATCTTTAAGAAGTCTTTTAATGCACCTCTTCTTAAATGTGGTATCGTTTCAGCTACTATACTAATCTCAAGTCCTGATTGCCTTGCTGCTTTGTCTATAAGGATAGGAAGTATGCCAAACGTTTTTCCTGCCGAAGTTCCGCCTTGAATAATCTTAATCCGTTTTTTTAACGCAAGAATCTTCCGTATAGCAGTAGTTACTTTGAACATAAATTAATCTTCCAACTCGTCATTATCTCCTTCTAAATCAAACAAGGGTTGTTCTATAATAGTAGTCTGTGTCTTCTCTACAAGGCTATTTAAACGTTGTGTAATAGATGGGTTGTACATACCTGCCATACCACCTTCGATTTGGTCTGAGCGCACTTCCCTGCGTATACGTGAACAGATAGTAGAAAAACGTTTATACCTTCCTTTTGAATTACTAAAATACATTCCTAAATCTTGAATTATTTCTTGGTCTGCACAATAGTTTTCAAAGCCTTCTATCGTTAAAGGTCTTTCCTTTTCTCTATAAACCATCTCAGCATCTTTACCTACAAAGTCTTTTACAATGAATGGGTTTTCTTTAGTCTTCTTCTTATATTCTTGGAATAACTCCCATAGGTGTTCGGGGCTATGTATCTTATTAGGTCTTCCCATTTGTTTCGTGTTTTGTTAGTTGAGTGAGTAATTATAACTTCTATACTCTTCATAGTTTACCTCTTCCATATGGATTGTTTTAATCGTGTTATCATAAAACAATACATACTCAGCTTCAGCAATTGCCATAGTAAGTCTTAAGCTATTCCATACTTGTCTATGGAGTTCTGGGTTTATAACTACTAAGTAATAGTTAGTTTCCACTTTTATTTTGTTCGGCTGCTTTAACATTGTTCGTCTTTTCGTTAAAACTTGAAACGCATACGGCAAATCTTTGGTCTATATCTGTGTATTCACTAACCATTGTATTATCTGCCATACATCGTTTAATAAATTCTTTCTCCGTTTCTGAAGATGTAGGATTAGGAATTGGCATCGTGTTCGTCTTTATATTGGTTGTATACTTTCTTCAACTGATTAAGAATATCTCTCCAACAACTTGAGCAGCTTGTAGGCTCTCTGTTTATATTTAAAACTCTATTGTAAACTTTGAGTAGTTCGTGTTGGTCGCTCGGTGCTATTTCAGCAGTATTCTTACCAAAGAAAGTATCTAATACATTATATTCGTCTTCAGTTAGGCAGCTAATTTTTCTGTAAGGGAATAGTTCGTTTAGCTTCTTCTTACGCTCGTCACATCCGCAGTCCTCTCCAGCTATAAACTTTACTAACTTCTTGATACCTGTTTTCTTAAATACCTTTTCTAAAGTATCTCCTAAACCTTCAGCGACATCTTCTTTAATCTCGTTTACTAATTCTTTCGCTTCGTCTTTTACTATCTCTACCACTTCGGTAACTACCTTTGGCTGTCTACCTCTTCTTTTCTTTTCCATTTCCTAATTCTTTAATCATTAATTCTAAATGTACTATTCTTTCTAAAAAGTGTTTTGCATCTAATAAGTTAACATTTTCGCCTTGCAGACTATTTGCAAATGATACATAGGCTAACTCCTTTTGATTTTCTAAATACGCTCGTATCGTCTTCATTTGTTATCTATTAAGTTCATATATCTTTCTTTTAGTTGGTCAAATTCTTCCTGTAGCTTTTCGTGTTTCTGTACCAACTGATAATATTTATCAATTAACTCAGCGTAATTATTTCTAATCTCACTCAAACTATGGTATGTATTTTCAGATTCTTTCATACCAACTCAAAACTTTTATTGAAACTATTTCTTTGTATTCTTTGGTGTTCTGCTCTGTAATTTATATTATAAAATACACAAGCATTTTTTAAACCCTTATGTATAGTTCCTGTTTCTATATGTCTATAATTTGATGAATATAATTCTACTCTTGAATTTATTGATTTTTTTATTTCTTCAGCACTTTTTTTTCTTCCGATTTGAGCATTTGCTAATTTACTTCTTGTTTCTTTAGTGTGTTTATAACCTAATGCTCCAACTCCACCTTTTGTTTTATTAATTAAATTTTCAATCCCATACATTTCTATAAATGATTTCTCTAAAATAAATGCTAATTCTTTAGTTAAATTTTTAGCTACAATTTCTACATCAAAATAACATTCAGAAATTTTGTCTTTCCATTCTTTGCTTCTGTTTTTTTCATCATAAGCTCTTGACCTATCACCCATTCCGACATAAAAAACTTCATTAGAACATCTATCTTTATGTATGTATAATATATAACTCATAATATTAATTCAAAATCGCCATTCAAATAATCCTGATAGTCTTCTCCTACATTCTCAATCAAACGTTGCTTACAATGCTTTATAGTGTGAAATATAGACGTTACAGATATTTTAGTTAACGCAGATAACTCACGCATAGAATGATTGTTCTCTTTATATAACTTAAATAACATCGTATCGTACCAATGCCACGAGTCTATTTCCATATATATCTTTAATTCAATATCGTTTTTAGCTTTCTCTATTCCGGTAACGTCAATATCTTTTATATCTAAAGCATCGTTTATGGTTACCTTTTCAATCTTAGATTTTTGCTTACAGTAGTCTACATAAATATTACGCAGTACAAACCATATAAAACCTTGATTTACTTGTCCGTCTTTTATTATCTTCTCTGGGTTCGTGTATTTGTAGATTCTTAAATACATCTCCTGCACTATGTCTTCTGAGTATCGGTCTTCTCCAAAGGATTTAACTACCGATATAAAGTGCTGGTGGTGTTTTGCTACCGATGCTAACCACTCTGATGAACTTTCAGTTGTCTTCGTTTCTATACAATCGGCTAATAACATACACCCAAATTAAATCTATAACCTTATAAACATATTTCATTCTTCAGGATTTAGCCTTATAAAAGCCATACCATCATACATATAACTTAAAAACCAATCAGCAGTACGTCTATTCATACGATACTTCCTGTGCATTTCGTCTTTTACTATCTTCCTACCCATATATCATACATAAAGATGCTTAAAGCTATCAAATTTAAAGCACCAATTACTAAAAATATTACTGCTAAATTAAAATATTCCATCTTAAATGCTAACATACTTAGTCCTAACATAAAAAATGCTTGAATCAAAAGGTATATAAATATTATTTCTCGTTCCATAATCTTTCGTAATAATTTTGTTTCTGCAAAGATAGATTTTCTTTTGATAAATCAGACGGCTTTAAATAAGACGTTTTAATAGTACTTCTTTCTATTGGATATACTTTGCTATTACTATTAGTAGAAAGTGCCTTAGAAACGAGTAAAACAAGTATTACGCTAAATATAACAAACATTGTAGCTTGATAGATTTTTAGTTCTGTACTTTTCATAGTTTATTTATTTCTTGTTTTACCTCTTGCCACCAATCCAATTCATAATGCATATAATCATCTTCAATATTATCTATAACTTCATCTATTGCAATTAAGGCGCATTGTTTAGCTGTATCAAAACACATCGGGTAGTTTCCCATCGGGTCATCAACCATATACATTTTATCAAACAATTCTTTTGCTTTCTCTTTCGGTGTCATAGTTCTATACCTCCATCTTTAGCCATCTCCCACAATTTATCACGCGCATCCTGTAACGCATTATATGCATCGTCGGTTATATTCTCTTCGTATTTTAATCTCCCTCTTAAATATTGGTCGAACTCGTGAAGAACTACGCTCATATCTACTGCCTTGTTTACAAGATTATACTCGTGTGCGTCTTCAGGTAGGTTAAAAATTATTTTAACTTTCATATCAGTCTCTATTATTCCAATTGTTTAACACATCTATAATTTCTTCCCAATCAATTTGGTCTCTCATCTGCGCTTCGATTGCGTTGCATTCTTCTTCTGAGAAAACATAAGGGAAATAAATTCCTGTTATGCCATTCCATTTCGCCCCTTGAATGCTTTCAAAAATAAACTCTGGGGTGTCAGTTGCTAAGTCATAGCCATATCTGTATTCGGCTTTAGCTGAGAATATCTCTATCACTCCTTGTGCATAGACGATTTCTAATTCAAACTCTTTCTGAGTTCCTGTAAAGTTTTCGATTTCTACTTTCATAATTTTTCTGTTTTGTTGGTTCAAATATATATTTAATTTTTAAAGTCTTTTATCTTTTGCTTATATTTTTCTATAATCTCCTTTAATTCTTCTCGTGTAAACTTTCGTATTTTCATCGCATCAATGCTTAAACGCTCGAATTCTTCATATCCTAACTTAGCTAAAAGATTTTCACGGTAAGGTAAAAGATTGCCAGATAAAAACGAATTGCAATACTCACATTGTAAATGTACATTGCGCTCATCGAACCTTACATTGAAGTGTCCACCTGCTGAATACATATGCCCTGCATTCGGTTTTTTAGGTTTTTTACCGCAGCTTATGCATAAATTTCCTTCATCTCTTAACCTGATATACTTGTTAAATACTTGCTGCGCTACTTTCATTAAATCCTGCACAGTAGTTAGTTCGTCTTTTAGTATCTTCTTACGCTCTTTCCACGCTTGAGTTTTCTTCTGAGCAGTTTGTTCAATAGCACAACTTAACGAACAAGTGCTTTGTGCAGTAGTGTATATCGGTGTAAATTCGTTTTTACATACTTTGCATTTCTTAGCTTTCATACATCAAAGTCAAATATTGATACTTGGTTAACATTTTGTTTTTTTATTATCCCTAAAGCAGTTTCAAGTATGGTTTTCCCTGCTTCATAATCAACAAGGTTTCTTGCCATTTTATTAACCGCTTGTTTACCTTTATACTTTCTAAAATCATAATCGTGAAAAACGCACCATTTACTTACTTCGTCTTTGCTTTCCATTATAGAAGATTTTCTTTCGTTTAATTCATTAGGCAAAATAAAGTTTGTCCAATATAAATGTCTACCTCTTTTTTGTGCTGCTATTAAAGGTTCATAGTATGGTATTACATTTTCAACAACGTATTTTCCACTAAAATAATTCTCTAAAAACAATATTTCTTCATATAATTTTAAGTCTGGATAAATTGCAGTAGTTGTATTCTTTCTTGCAAATCTTGCTCTACTATGACTAGGACAAGGTGGCGAACTCCAAATAAAATCAAACTCTTTGTAATGGTCCAGGAGATATTGGTGTGCATCTTCGACTATTACAGTATCATTAGGAAAACGCTCTTGGTATAAACGTGCTGCTTCAGGGTCAAGTTCTACGGCAGTTATTTCTAAATTATCTGCTACCTCATCCCACTTGTATCGGTTACCACCTAAACAAGCATATAAGTTTAAAATCTTCATAATATTTCTTTTAGTTCGTTATTTTCTCGCTTTAATTTTAAATATTCAGTATGATACTGAGCAAGTCTTTTAATTAACTGCTTGTTCTCGTCTTCCATAGCACTCAAAGTATCTCTTGTCTCATTCATCCAAATTTCGTATTTCTCTAAGGTTTCTATTAAATCTTTTCTGTGTTCGTGTTTCTCTCGTAAATCGTGTAGAGAAAGTCGGATACTTCCTATGATTGCATTTAAGGAAGTCTTAGCGTGTATTACATCAAATAAATTCATATTAAAAAGGGAGTTTATCGTCAAAGTTACTATTATGTTCTAATGCTCTGTAAAAAGATTGGGTTTCATTATTCATTACATTCTTTCGTCTTTTTATAGGGTCGATACCGCCAATCTTAAATCCTAATCCACTATTGAAATCAAATAATAAAGGCATACCTAACTCAGTACATTGACCACCTGTGTCTCTATCTTTAATTTTTTCTATGTCTATCATTGTAGAATATTTCATTGTAGGATGTTTAACTAACCTGTGAATGATTAACATATCGTCACATCGATTTAAGAAAGGTTTACCGCCTTCTATGTGCGCTTTAAGTGGTGGTTTTAAATGTCCTTTCCATTCAGGGAAGTCATCTCCGTATAACATACCACTTCTACCACTTTCTGAATTAGGATGTGTTGATACATACAAAGTCTTTCCAGATTGATTACAGAATTGTCTTGTAGTATTTAAAAATTCATAATTATCTGAATGCTGCATACCTCTATCTAACCCTGTAAATGGGTCAATAAATCCTATATCTGCATCTGTAGAACCAATTATATCTAAAACTTCTTTTGGCTTGTATAGTTTTTCATTGCTTAAGAATTTAAAATAGTATTCAATAAATGATTCGTGTTTGCGTATCTCATCATAAGTTAAATCCTTAAAATGTTTGCCGGAATACATTTGTATTAAATCACGCATTACTTGACCGCTTGAGTTCTCACCCATCCAAACAACTGTTTTCAAATCGTGGTTAGTAGCCAATGCAAGAAAGTACCATTCCATCCAATAGGATTTGCCTACATTATCGTGTCCTAAAACTATATTTAGTTGCTTACGTTTAAATCTAATGTAGTCATCTAATATACACCCTATACCTAACCCTTGAGATATCTTACCGCTCTTATAGTCGTTTAAGTATTTTGTGCTATGTCCTGTTGATAGTATCATTTGTTTAGTTCCATTTGTTTTAAAACGTGTGCGTATCTTATTTGCTCTTCAGATTTAGCTATCTGTTTAGGTTCTATATATTTATCCCAAAATAAACCTTGCCATCCATTTGATATAGATGCATCAATAACAAACCTACATTTTTCTATTGAATAGGATTCTATTTCTTTTAAAAGTTTGTTTATAGATGCTTCGCTTAAAACCTTCTTAATTGACCTTCTATACGTAATCCATTCATCCAATAATACTTCTTTTTCATTCTTTACATTCTTGTTAATGGTTACTTGCTGGTTATTCTGTGGTTGATTTGCGGTTATTTCGTTGGTTGATACTTGATACTTTTGGTAGTTAAGTACTTGAATTATAGTACCTTGCTTCGTTGATTTGATGGTTATTTCGTTGGTTGATTTCAAACGCTCTAAACACGTTCTTACTTGTTGTACTGACAAACCAGTTTCGTTAGATAATAATTCACGACCTGTCATTATACAACCTACATCAATATTAACTCCTCTATATTTTTTAGATTTATGATTTGCTTTTAAAATTAAATGCATAAACAACCTAAAAGTATTTGAATCATTGTACCATTCCCAATCTAAAATCTTTCTATGTATTTTAATCCAACCGCTCATATCAATCAA